CCCGCCGGCGACATTACCGGCGGGACATCCAAACGTGATACGCTGGGCACGAAGCCCCAACATGCGGGTCTATGTTATTTATGTAGCAATATTATGAAGCGACAGATATTCTTGTATGCTTATTGATTGTTTCCCAGATTCGAACGTACGCCTTTCGATTTTCTTCTTTAAAGTCAATCCCGGTATCGTCGATAAATATTTCATGTGCCAGAACTACATAATCGGTATTCTGCACATAGATAGATAACTCCGATCTTTCTGGCCGGGAAGAGACAGATATTATAATGTCACTCTTTGCAATCAGTTTCTCGATCATGATTCGCTGGATTCCTTTTAGTACGTCTAATGTTGTCATAATATTAATCTCCATTATATCTATTGTTAGCATAGTAATTTGTCAGTGTGTTAGCCATGAAAGCCATAGAACAAGTACCAACATTGCGTTTTGCATCCTGGCTTTCGCATTGCTTCTTATTCAAGTTGAAAAGCTGGTACATCTTCATCGCCTTGTCGTAAGAACTTCTTTCGTCCTTCCAAGCCTCCTTAAGGCATTCTCCGAACGTCAATACGTGATTGCGGTACTTCTTGCCAGCCTTGAACATTGACCAAGCGGATTTCATGATTCTTGCTTTGTTGTACTTTGGTGCTTCCATTGTCTTGTTGTTTTATTATTACGATGCAAATGTAGGGTTATGGATATACATATGCAAGCTGGTAGGTAACTAAATGCACTACATTAACAATAATTAGTATATTTATCGCACTACACAATATATTCTCCTGTATTTTTGTATCATATTAAAATTGTATAGTTATGCCATTGCGAATTAAAGAAGTTATTAAAGAAAAGGGGATGACAGTAAATTCCCTTGCTGAAAAAATGGGTATCAACCGGGTGGGACTTAGTAATCATATCAATGGAAATCCAAGTGTAGAAGTATTAGAGAGAATTGCGGATGCGATAGGTTGCCCTATTACGGAGCTATTCGAGCAACCGAAGAAAGATTTTCTATCCCTTACCTGTCCTCACTGTGGCAAGGATATTAGCATAAAAGTTGAATAGTATATTGTTAAAAATATAGTAATATTAGCCTTTGTTCGATTTAACTAATACCTTTGCACCCAAACATAAAACCAAAAAAAATGAACAAAATACAGTTTGCCATCTACTTGATGGCTTTATTGCTTTGCGCCTGCTCGGAAGATAAGAAGGATGCGCCGATAGATATTATGACACCTGATGAAAAACCAAAATGGGAATTGCTGTTAGATGAATATGGTCTCAATCCTTCTCAAAGAGAAAATATTAATTCGATAGGAGAGGTATTTAGCGTAGGAAACACGAAATTACTATTGGGACAACGGAATTACAACGCATGGATTGCTCGTTTTGATAATAATGGAAATGAGATTAAGTCTTTTGAGATGCCTCAGTCTTCCGATTGGAAGTATTCTTATTTTAATTCAAAATCACGTGTCTTGATAAATGGGGATTTGCTTATTGTAAGAGGTTGGTTTCATAATAACTCGCAATATACGGATTTTGCAAATGGTTATTATGAGGAGCGTTTATCTGTGTTTAATATAAACTCTTTTACCGAAGTTGATTATGATGTTTATAATGGAGACTTTAATGGGAATAATTACAATGTATATGTATATCCTTCTAATGGGAGGTGTCTTTTGATTAAAGATCCTTCGTCTGGTCAAGATGAGTTTTATGTAGTAGGAGAAAATGGCAAGTTTCTTTATGGTAGAGAGTGGGGAGAAAATGAAATTTCCTTCTTTAGGCGTTTTGGCCAATATGCTGTCCCTGAATCTTGTTTTTTGATTTTTTTAACAGACGAAATAGTAGCTCCTGTATTGTCTAATGAAAAATACTTTGATTCATACAAAATCATAAATCTGAAAGACTGGGGATTGGTAAAAGAAATAGGAGAGAAGGACGGATTAAAACCTTTTGGAGATAGAATTGAGGAAGAAGGTGTGATTTATATGCCTGATACGACTTATTTGGAAGAAAATAAGATTAAATATGTTTATAGCGAGAAAAAGCGAATAACCGATGAAATATCTGGGAATGTAAAATACAAAGTATTGGATAGATATTGTTATGATATAGATATTAAAGATTATAGGGTTTCTTTTGTCGGCAAAATTAAGTAATGAAAGTTATGAAAAGAATTTTGTTATTATTGTTTTTAGTAGTTTTCTTGATTTCGTGCTCGGAAGACGAACCAGTGGTTACCGGTATATCCTTAGATAAATCAGAACTTACATTAAAAATAGGAGAAAGCTATCAATTCAAATTATCGCATATGCCTTTGAAGGCAAAATCGCCAAAATGTCAATGGTATTTATCTAAATATTATCCAAATTGTGAAAGTTATGAAAGTTATGAAGTTGGAACGATAGATCAGAATGGTCTTTTTACTGCAATTAGAGATGGAGAGGTATATGTAACAGTGTTTACTTTGGAAGACTATGATCCTGTAACCTATAAGTCGTATGACGCAACATGTAAAGTTACAGTTTTGCCAATAGAAGCGACAAGTCTAACTCTAAACAACACCGAAGAGATTATGAATATAGGAGAAACTATTTCTTTGGAGGCTAAAATAGAACCTGAAAATACTACACATAAGGATGTAAAGTGGGAATCAAATAATCCTAATATTGTGAGCGTAAGAAATGATGAAGTATTTGGAGGGAAAGCGGTAGTGACCGCATTGCAAGAAGGAGAGGCTATAATTACGGCTTCTGTTGGTTCTATTACAGCGACTTGTAAGATTACAGTTAATCCGACAAAACTTGAAGGCATATCTTTTGATCAGGCAGAAAAGACCGTGAAAGAAGGTGAGTCATTTGTTCTTACGCCTGTATTTACGCCAGAAAATGCAAGTAATAAAAAAGTCATTTGGACATCTTCTAACCAATCAATAGCAACAGTGGATCAAGAAGGAAAAGTTTCAACACATTCGTTCGGGGAATGTATTATTAAGGCTATATCCGAAGATGGAGGTTTTGAGGCTATATGTAAAGTAATAGTCTTGGAACCAACTATTGAAGAAGCAATAAAAGTCAATATATATGGATCATATACGTCTTTCAACGGGTTTGTAACAGGGGATATCACTGCTGCTTTCTACAATAATAGTAGTAAAACTGTAGAAGTTACCGATTTTACAGTGTACGACACAAGAACAAATAAGATCATATTCCAGCAAGAAAATTGTGGGCTTGCAGAGAAAGAAAAGCCTATCCGGTATAATCTGAAGTTTAGCGGAGTTTACAAACCTCTCTTCCTCTGGCACTACCACCACTCCGGCAAGTCCTACACCTGCGAATACAGGATGTAGGGGAGAAGGTGATTTGATAGGAAAATAGTATATTTGCATATCAAAATAAAATCTTCATGGAAGAGAACAAACAAGACATATTAAGGATTCATATAGAGAACTCACAGCCTGTTGAAGTCGCAGACTTTACAAAGACGATGAATGCCTTTGGAGCTTTGTTTGCGTCTTTTGCCCAGAAAAACGGGAAATCCAAAGAAGAGGCGAATGCCAAATTATACGTAAGTAAAATCATTGAAGGTAGTATTGATATTCACCTTGTTGAATTGGCTACTATGGGTATTATCCCTTTTGTGGAAAATTCGAACTTGATTCTTGATTTTGCAAAACACATAAAAAGCATATACGATTATTATGTGAAGGGATCTTCCTTTAAGCCGGAGTTAACGCCTGCTGATCTAAGAAATGTGCATGACATGGTTTCGGTTCCAGCTAATGACAGAAATGGTGTTATGTCTGTTCAGGTTATACGTGGAAATGTTGACTCCATATTATATAGCGGGTGTACATTTAACTATATTGAGGGGAATGGCATACAAAACAAATCAGATTATGAACAAAAAGAAATAAGGTCTGTTTCCGACAATGGGGATGTATACAAGAAGCAATTAATGTCCATTTACCAAGTAAGGAAAGGAGAGGGTGTGGGGAATAAGGCTATAATTGATGCTATATCAAGCAAGGCTTTAGCTCTTTTATTCGATTCTAAGGTCTTAGAGGATGAGATTTTGAGGTCTGAGATTAATCCTATAAAAAGTGCATACTATGTTGATGTCATGATCCTAACGGCACAAGGAAGGCCAGCCGCGTATAAGGTCATGGCTTTGCATGATATCATCAGCTTAGATGAATAAATTAGGTGTTTTTATTTCCATATTTTACTAATATGGAAGCTCAAACAATCTAACATGCTATAAAATATATGAGTAAAGTGTTAAATTTTTTGCCTATTTGGAATGAAAGAGCGAATTTTGCACTGTGAAAATGAATAAGGAGCCTCGTTAGGTAATCAGCCCTGGCAGAGGCTTTGTTATATAGAGATATTTGACAGCTTGTAGAACTTTTCGGTTTTATAGGCTGTTTTTGTTGTATAAGGAGTCTAGCTATAAAGAATATGATTGAAACAGTAGTTACATATTTTCTTGAAAATTTTCCTTGGATAGCAGCTATTTGTGTTACTGGCTATTTTTCATGGAAGGCTGCTGTATATTATGCAAAAGTGGAGGATACCCGCAAAAAAGTAGATAGTCTTCCCTGCGAAAGACGAAAAGAAGAAATTGAACAACATTCAAGAACTCACAATGAAACAAGTAGATCCATAGAGCGGATAGAAACAACTCTTGGATTTATCCAAAAAACGATGGATCAATTAGCCCAAAAGGGGAATAAATTGATTATCGATCCTTACACAAAATCTCATAGCCCTTTATCTATAACAGATGCAGGTCGAGAGATGATGGAGAGGTTAGGCGTAGGTGAAATGTTTGAAAAGAACTGGCTTCGTATAGACGAATTTATAGAAGACAAGTTGGAATATAAGAATCCTTATGATATACAAGAATTTCTAATCCAACAGGCTGTGGTTTATCCGGAAAAGTTTTTGCAGCCAGAAGAAATAGATAAAATTAAATTAGATGCCTATAATACGGGTGTTAATATCGTCCCTTACATGAAGGTTATAGCAATTCTTACGAGAGATCGATATTTTTCAGAGCATAATATCCTTGTCGAAGATGTCGATAAACATGATCCTTTGAATAAAAATAAAAAGCCGGAATAACCTCCGGCTTTATTTTTTTCTGCTCACGCCCTCCGATTGCCTCGGTGGGGTTCCGCCCTCCGATTGCCTCGGTGGGGTTCCGCCCTCCGATTGCCTCGGTGGGGTTCCGCCCTCCGATTGCCTCGGTGGGGTTCCGCCCTCCGATTAAACGATATCTATTTTTCGATTCAAGGCTTTAGCTACTCTGTCGAGAACATCTATACCAACTGAAAATTTGCCATTTTCGATTTTGTAGATGGTGTTTTGCGTCAAACCGGCTTTATCGGCCAGATCGCGCTGTGACAGCCCGGCTTCCTTTCGCAGCTGGACTATTTTTGAGCCTATTTCTTTTCTTATCATGATTAAAAAGTTACAATTTGTATTGAGTATCTATTGTTGTCGCTAAATTGATATACCTCGCAATTCTCATTGTAATATTCAGAATTTCTAATATCATCACAGGCATCCACGAGTCCATCAAATGAATATTCTTCTAATTCAGAGGTGAAGTTATTGATGATGTCGTCATCTTGATTCTGAATAAGATTAAGCCCGGAGCCACCGCTGCCTAATGTTGCTAATATTAAGGAGTTATTGCTTGACAATTCACTCTTTACAAATTCTATAACTTCCTTTTTTGTTTTCATGATCTTTATGTTTTAAAATACTTCTTTTTCAATAACCAATTTGTCAGGAGCAATGTCATAATCTACGGCAAATGCGCATCCATCTTCATATTCTGTATCCTGGATAACATCGTAATCTGGCACTTCGAATGAAAATATAACATAATCAGAGGTGTTGTCGGTGATAAAATTAATGGCATCAGCTATGTTGTTGAACCCGAAAACATAAGATCCAGATAATCTTTCGTCATTCGATATCTTGTCACTTTCATTTGAATAAATGCCATATTCTAATATATTTTCTTTATTCTCTATAGGTGATGCGTGATACAGTTTCATGATCTTTATGTTTTAATTGTTATTACTTGTTTTTGATTACACTACAAAGATACGAATAATTTTTTTGACACCAAATAGAATGTCGACAAAAATAAGGTGAAATGTGATATTTAACATTGTTTATCACTTTATCCTCTTTCCTCCAACACCTTCTTAAGCCTTTGCAACCTCAGTATATCACTTGCAAAGGTCGGATTATCCCAATTCCTCTTAACCGATCTGACATGCACATCAATGTACTTGCTCAGATCAAATATATTCTCACACTCGCTTAACCGGATCTCGTTAAACGTCACTTGGTAGTTTTCAAACCAGGCTATTAGTTGTTTTAATTCTTCGCTCATGGTGTTTTTCGGGCAAAGATAACTACGAAAAGATATTTTATCAACAATGTATTGTTATATAAGGATTAATTTGTAATTTTGCGCAAACGGCTTAATTTAAAATGGATTATTATGTCTTTACAACATAAGCCGTGCGTGTTTAGTAAAATCGTTGAAATACGATCTATCAGGGATCAAAAAGCAAGATTATCAGAAAGAGAAAGAGAATTAACTAAGCCTATCTTGACAGACTTGGATATGATCCCGACATTGTATGAATGGTTTAAGGATATTGTTTCTCGACAAGAAATTTTTCGCGCTAATGTTCCCCAAAGAAAGAAATTCATTTTCATAATTTTAATTTTGTATTCTCCCAGTGCTCTTGCCGACGGAAAAATGAAAAGGGGATTAAGGGATAAACTTGCTGAAGTATTTGGTCTCAATGGGAAATCCACTATTTCCGATAATTTAAACGGGTTGTATCTATCTTATCAGCTGTATAAATACTTTAGACAAGATATCCATCGTATATATAACGAAATAATGGATAGGATTGGATAATATTCACTCAATTAACAATATTCACGACAACAGAACCATTGTCGTGAATAATTGTAATGATCCTTCCTATAGCTGGCCTATGCTATTTAATTTTGACTCAATTAATTATAAAAAGCATGGCGTTGACACAAAAGCAAGAAATGTTCTGCAACTATTACCTCGAGTGCGGTAACGCATCTGAGGCTTATAGACGTGCATATAGATGTAATGGTAAGTCGGACAATGCAATTTGGGTAGAGTCTTCGAAGCTCTTGAACAGCCCTAAGGTTGCCCTAAGGATAAGAGAGCTCCAGTCTCAAATGAGGAACCGGTCTGATATAACCAAAGACGAAGCGGTAGGGATTCTTGCCGATATTGCTCGTGCCAATATTGTCGACGCGTTGGAGGTAAAGTCTAATGAGATGTTTACAACAATCCTGATCAAAGATATCTCTAAATTACCGTCAAGCATACAACGTTCCATTCTTTCGATTAAATCAACAGATAAAGGATATGAGTTAAAGCTCTATAATAAGATTGATGCAATAGATAAGCTATCTAAGCTGTTGGGTTGGGATGCTCCTATAAAGCAAGAGGTAAAACAAGAAGAAGGAAGTGGTTTTGTAATACAGGTCATTGATAAGAGGGAGGACGCGGATCATGGCGATAATTAAAACGACTAAAATATTTACAGAAGTTGATAATGCCATCCACTCCGGCTATAAGGTTGTCTCTGCTCAGGGTAGTTCGCGTAGTAGCAAGACGTACAACATCCTTATCTATCTATTATCTCATATCCTCACAAACAAAAAGTCTCTATCCATTGTCCGAAAGACATTGCCTGCGTTAAAAGGTTCTGTGTTTCGCGATTTTAAAGAGATTATGCAGGATAAGTATAAGATATGGGATAATAGATGTATGAATAAGTCTGAAATGATTTATACACTTCCGAACGGTTCATTTGTTGAGTTTTTCTCGACAGATGATGAGCAGAAGATCAGAGGTCGTAAACGAAATATCTTATACTGCAATGAGGCAAACGAAATTTCATTTCTGGAATGGCAACAGCTCGTTATGCGTACTACCGATTTTTCCATAGTAGACTATAATCCTTCTTTTTCTGACGAACATTGGTTGTGCGAATTGAACAAGGACCCACGTACATATCACTTTATTTCGACCTACAAGGATAATCCATTTCTCGAACAAACTATTATTGACGAGATAGAGTCGCTTCAATATAAGAACAAAGTGTTGTGGACTGTATATGGATTAGGATTGCAGGCAATGGCAGAAGGTCTTGTCTTCCCCGAATATGAAATTGTAGATGAATTTCCGGCATACGCAAAGCATGTTGCCGCTGGTCTTGATTTTGGATACAGTTCGGACCCTACCGCTATAGTGAAATGTGGGGTACTTGATAATAGGCTGTATTTGGATGAGCAGTGTTACCGGACGCACATGCTCACAAGCGAAATCATCAAGGAATTGAAGAAGCTGGGATTGTTTGTTTACGCAGATAGTGCCGACCCTAGGTTAATACAGGAGATTGCTAATGCGGGGATTATTATCTTTCCCGCCGATAAATATAAAGGTTCCGTCATGGGAGGCTTGTTTAAAATGATGGAGTATAAAATATGCGTTACTCGTAGGTCTGTCAATTTGATCCGAGAGCTTAAAAATTACGTTTATGAACAAAATAAAGATGGTAAATTTATAAACGAGCCTATTGATGCTTACAACCATCTTATAGACGCCTCCAGGTATTATACTATAGGTAAACTTCTTGGCAAAGTATTAATTACCAAGCAGTATTCAAAAGAGGATTTAGGGATATATTAAAACTTAAGATATGGCATCGATATTGAATTACATAATAGACTTATTTAGGGGTGGATCTTTAAATGGGTCAAGCACCAACAAAGACTTAATGACTTTGATCGCAGAAAAAGATATAAGTCAGGCGATGGAGTTGTTTCAAAATCGAGATTTGGAAGTTATGGAGGCAATAAAAGAATACGATCCTGCTCTCCATGATGTAATGAATCGCAAAAATAAACTCAGAAAGAACAAACAGCCATATATTACAGAGAAACTGCCTCGTAGATGGCAGGCTTACATAAATGAGGTTGCATTGTTTTATCTGTTGGGGCAACCGATAAAATGGAGCAAAAATGATCCCGACGTGCAAGATGTTGCTTTTGACGCATATACTCAGTTTTTGAAGGATACCCGTTTCAACACAACCATGCGTCAAGCTAAACGTTTAGCAGGCTCCGAGACGGAATGTGCTAAATTGTACCATATTTATCGCAATGAGGAAACCGGAAAAGCGGAGGTGAAAGTTGTTTTGTTGGCAAAATCTTTAGGCTATACCCTGCGTCCTCTTTTCGACCAATATGGGACTATGCTAGCTTTCGGTTATGGATATTATCTAAAAGAAGGAGTAAACACGGTAGAACATTTCGATATTCAGACTCCAAAGGTTATTTATAGATGCAAGAAAAATGATCGCGGATGGGAAGTTTTGCCTATAATTAATCCTACTGGAAAAATAAATATCATCTATTATCAACAGGAAAAAGAATGGGAGGGCGCACAGTCTCGTATAAATAGGGACGAGTATGTCGATTCAAAATCTGCCGATACTGTCAACTATTTTGCAGATCCAAAAGCTAAAGTTTCGGCAGATGTGTTGGCTTCTCTGAGTGATCCAGATAATGTGGGGGAAGTTATTAGGATGCACGGACCAGATAGTATGTTCGATTATGTAGCACCACCGGATTCCGTTGAACTCAAGAAATTTGAAAAAGACATACTGAAAGAATCTATCCTTAATGACACCTTTACTTTTAACTTTTCACCGGAAAACACGAAAGGCTTGGGCACGTTAACGGGAGAGGCTTTAAAGCGTGCAATGGCTCCATCTTATATGAAAAGGGACAATCGCAAGGAAATATATGAGATTGCGGTAGACCGCGAAAAGAATCTGATATTGGCCATCATGAAGAATGTAACTCATATAGAATTACGCTCTAAACTGGAGGTTTTAGATATTGATTTTGAGTTTTCCGAACCATTTCAAGAAGATATAGATAAGAAGTGGACAGCGATAGGCAAATTGTATAACGACGGTATTATATCCCTTGAAACAGCCGTGAAAATGCTTAGTATAACGGATAAACCAGAGGATGAGATACGAAAGATATTGGAGGAAAAACGACAAAGAACTATTAATAATGAAGGTGATAAAGAAAATAGTGATGCCGGTTTGTCTGACTCCAATAAAAAGTAAGGACTTCTTTGGCACTATAGAAGTCAAAATCTCGCTTAAATGGTGGTACAAGATATATTTATTCACAAAATTGATAATTAAAATATTATGGCAACGGAAGTAACATTTAGCAAGCAGGGAGATAAGTATATATCGGATTCCATATCGCTTGATTCAAGCGATATCGTTCTACATGTAGAACTGAAAGATAAGGGCGATATTGTTTTGGAAAGAAGCATTACTGGTGATAATTGGGTGGTCGCGGCTTATCCCGCCCGAAACGTCATGCTTTGGGAGAATGGTGTAATAGGCAAAGCTGGACAGACGGTAAGACTCGTGACAACAACGGAACCATCTAAAATCTATGTACTGCAATGATAACTCTCAACAACATCAATTTATCCAGCATTGATCTTTTGGGCATAGACTTGAGAGGGATAAAGCTGGGACTTGGAGGACGTGGTGGCGGTTCCAGCGACGGCTTCCCGCAACTTCCGGGTGATGTTACGCGTTGGCATTTCGGCGGCCTGACGAACGAGATGATGGCGGCTATGGACGATCCGAGGATCGAGGATGCGGACCATAAAGGTCGGTTCTTATCCTTCAAGAATTTCGCTTGGAAGGAGGGTTCGGGTATTAGTGATGTTTATCCCGGTGCACTCGTCTTTGACGGAGTAGACGATTACGGTACCTGTGATAACTTCCCTATTCTGAATAAGGAAAAGGGATATACGGTTGTGGTGTTGAGACAGTGGGATCAAGATTTCTTGAATACAACTTTGACAGGAGGACTGTTGTCAACTAGGAATTATTCCACGGGAGAAGGTGTAGCATTTGAAAAAATAGAATCCTTAAAGGGTTATTGGAATTTAGGTGCTGGAGGTATCATAGATTTTGCAAAATCACCATTTACATGGCAAACATCAAAACAATATAATAATGTTGGTATTTTAAAAGGTGACAAAAATCATGGAAAACCATTATGTGTAGGATGTGGATTGTCTGGAGGCCAACAGTGTGGTAGATTTGCTATCTGGGAACTTGTATTTCTCGACCACGATGCCACCGAAGAAGAACTGACCAAGATCAAAGACTACTTCGTCAAAACCTATCCCTGGCTCTTCCCCGACCAGGCATGGACAGTGGTAGGCAAAACCAACGAGGACGAAGATCGTGCTACTATTGCCAACATTACGGGCAATGGTAATAATCTTGTACTGTCTAATTTTGGGTTTATTGAAGGGAGTGGCTACAATGAAGAAGGTGAATATGCTGGCTATCTGGTTACTGATGGGGTGGATGATAAGATAACTTCGTCTATATTTGAAATGGGTAATGATTGGACTGTAATAGGAGATTGGGAGCTTATAAATACAGGGAAAAAAGACAATGCTGGTATTGTAAAATTTGATAGTATAGTCATTTATAATTATAATCCAATACTCATTAATATAAAAAATGGTAGAAATAATTTGATTCCCGATCAAAATACCGTTAATGCAATTTGTTCTGATGGCAGGATTTATTCAAAAGACTGGAAAGAATCTATTTATAATGAAGAAACGGAATCTACCAGTAAAAATCTCTTAACTATAGGATATTCAGGTAACAGTTATACTAAAATTGCTTTCAAAAACTTAGCGATTTATCCTACAGTCCTTTCCAAGGAAGATTGTATAAAAGCATATAATTATTTACAAACATTAAAAGCAAAATGACATGAAATACGCAATTGTAAACATCGTATGGGCAAAGTCCCACGGAATAGAAGTCCTACCGGAAATGAGGACGAGTGTAGACCAAAGCAAGGTGATCTTGCATGAGGAATACCTTGCACCCTTCGATGATGAAGATTTTCCTCGCTATAGTTTTAGCGATCCGTCTTTTGTCGAACTACTGAATAGTGAAGAATGGACTTATTCAGAAGGAGAACAACCCGTAATCAATAGGCAGTTCAGCAGATTATTGGCTTTGGACGAACTGGACAAGGAGGCTACAGAAGAGATAAATACATATGACCTTTCCCCGTCGGAAGCCTTACAGGTCAAAGATCGATACCCCGAATGGGAAACCGGAATAAACGTCAAAACCGGCGAACGATACCGAGTTGAAGATGTCCTTTGGGAATGTGTTAAAGACCATCTCACACAAGAGAACTGGAAGCCTAGCACAGCCACCCTAAGCCTGTGGAAAATAGTAGACGCAGAAGAACATTCCGGCACGATAGAAGATCCTATTCCATATAAGCAAAATATGGCACTTGAATTTAACAAGTACTACACGCAGGACGGAGTATTGTACCTCTGCATACAGGCTATGACACCGGGACCGTACGATTTAAAGGATGTGCCGGCGCATGCGCAGCCGATAAAGCAGTGACAAGCAACAGTCGGTTGGAATATAATAATCCCTGCAAGAAGATACAATCCTATTCTTCTTACAGGGATTATTATTTATATGGTATTGTTTTTTGTTATAAAGTGGCACAATTTTACGACAATGAATCTATTGTCGTATTTCATTAAGTTAAATATTTCTCTCCCAATTAGCTACTTAATACTTTTATGCTGAATTAAAAACGATCAAACATGAAAGATAAAATTTTCAACTCCTTAAAACAGAATTATTCAAATCTTGGGTTAAGTGATGAAATCTTGAAGGGACAGGCCGAAGCTCTTGCTAATACAGGCTTTGTAACTGATGAAAATCTACAGGCCGTTGTTGATGGTCAAAAAACATTCTTGTCTTCTCTTCAGAGTGGTATTGATAAGCGGGTAACAGATGCTGTCAATAAAGCAAAAGGGGAAAAGAAAGAAGAATCTGCTGGTGGGGGCGAGCAGAAAAAAAACGAACCCGATTTGCAGAAGATGATTGAAGACGTACTTACTGCAAAACTGCTTCCCATTCAAGAAGAGCTTAATGCTTATAAAGCAAAGGAACAGCAGGCTGTAAGGGCTAATATGATCGCTTCTAAGGCGAAAGAACTAGGTATACCGGAATGGAGAGTCAAAGAGGGATTTGCCATCACCCCGGAAATGGATGAGGCTGCAATTAACTCTTACTTGGCAGGCGTAAAGCAAAACATTGTTACCGCAGGGCTTGAGAGTAGTAACGCATCTGGCGTTCTGTCTACTTCAGAGGAAAAATCTAAAGAAATGGCTGAAGAATGGGCAAAAGGTCTTCCAGATGCAAATTAACCATTAAAAAATAGAAACAAATGGGAGTTAAATTCGAAGGTAAATCTTATGCTGGCAACATGCCGGTATTTTGGCGTGGAGAAGCCAAAATCCTCCCTGGAGGATATAAACTGTTGCAGACTTTTCCAAAAGGGACAGTAATTCCCAAAGGGACGCCATTACATATTGTTATCGGAACCCTTACTGCGGCTGTATCTAAATATGCAAAAGTCGTATCTGGCGGAACAACCATAAAACCGAGAGTCCCTAAAGGAACTTTATTTCAGATTAATGATATCGTAATGAAGGAGGGGGAAACAACCGGTGTTACGGTATCTTCCATTGATACGTCAAATGCAGATTATGATGTATTGACATTGTCGTCTGCTATTTCGGGGCTTGCGGCAGACGATGTTCTTATTGAAGCGACGGCTACAAGTAGTTCTGCGGCCAAGTATGAACCAAACGCTGTTGTTGGTGAAGACACCGAACCTTTGGCAGGTAGTGATCAAGACACTGTTTCGGCTGCGTATGACGCAGTTGTCCTTTTGGGATATACAGTGCAATTACCCGCTTCATGGATGCAGGGTATCTGTATGAAAAACAACCCTAATATTATTTACGTAAAACAGTAATACTATGGCAGAAAGATTAAAGTATAGTTCTCTTTTTGGAGAGCTCACAAGGCAAACTCAATTGCGTTTTGATGCAGTATCAAGACAGCATAAAATACTGTTTGATAACGTATTCTATGAGAGATTTTTCAATTGGGACTATCCTTCCATTGGATTAAACTTTGAAGAAATTAAGGGCAAGTATAATGTCACTATCGCGGCTGCAACAATTGACGACAAGTCGAAAGAACCGGTATTGGGCACTCATGGGCTTGAAACTATTGCTCAAAAGGTGCTCCACCATGCAATTACGCTGCCTTTGACTATCGACGACTACAGAAAGATTTTGCAAATTTTGGATAGCAAATCAATTCCGGAAGAAGTCGCAAAAAGACAGCTTATTGATCTGATGTGGGGCAATGTTAGAACTCCGGTACAAGGCGTACAGGCAAAACTGGATATCATCGCTATGGGGGCGTTATCTAATGAAGGTATTGCCACATTGGATGAAACGAATAACCCTGAGGGTGGTGTTAAAACGACTATCGATTATAACATGCCTGCCGAAAATAAAGGTAAGGTTACTCTGAAATGGAATGATGATAACATTGCTAATGTAGACGTATTCGCAGATATTCAGGCTATCGTAGATGCTTTCTCTGATAAGGTTGTATTTGATCGCATCTTGCTTGCTCCTTCTAAAATTTCTTATATTCTTAGAAACAAGAAGATTAAGCAGGTAATTTTCGGAACAGATAAGCAGAATAGCCCATTGCTGCTGAATGATCTCAACGAATTTATGAGATCTAATGAATTGCCGGTCTTCGAACCGGTTAGACGTCAGTGTTTGATTCAGAACAATGGTACATTCACCCCTTACAATCCGTGGAATGCAAAGAACCTTGTCTTTATTCCTTCCGGCAGTTTGGGGACAATCAAAAATGCCTATGTCAATAACGAATTAAGGCCTGAACCCGGCGTTACTTATTCCAACTATGGTCGCATTCGTGTAGCTCAATGGGGAGTAGGTGAAACTCAGAACTCGAATGGTGTTGAGTTTGTAAAGGCTGAAACATTTGCTTTGCCTGTGATCACGGAGATCAATGGTATTGCGTCGTTGAACACAGAACCCGATTGATAATGAAAGTCGCTGATTACATAACACAAAAGATCGGTTCCTTCGGCATTGAATTGTCGGAGGCCGATCTTGTGGATATAACTTTGAATAGTTCTATATCACTTGAAAGTGAGATTGCTCAAGATAATATAAATGAAGTAAATAAGGCTATTGCCGAATTTATTCCATCATTGCTGGCTCGTCCTACATCTGTTAATGAGAGTGGGTTTTCTGTTTCTTGGGACAAGGATGGTATCAAAGTGTATTATTCATTGTTATGTAAGCAATTAGGCATAGAGGATGTTTTATCAAGTAGAATCTCTGACGCTTCAATGTATTGGTAATGTATTATGCGCCTCACATATTAGAAAAAAAAGTCGTAAAAGAATACGAATACGATGAAGACGGCAATCCTATTCCGGGTACAGACGGAGATAGTTGGGAGCGAGTTTGTAAGTGTAAATGTTACGATCAGAGTGCTGACCGTGCCTATGCAGTTAATGGTGTTACTTACCCTTACAAATATCGTGTTGTGACAGAAAAGGTAAAAATTAATGCCGGAGATGTCGTTCGTGTTTTGAATGCTGACGGTTCTCTTCGTGGTGAGGGGATAGTAATCAATCCTATGACAACGGATTATCTAAACTATGGGCAAATATGGCTGGAATAATTACTGCTAAATATGATTTTTCAGATGTTGATAACTTCTTTGAAGAAGTTTTTAGCGAAGTATTCGCTCATCTTGTAGAGATGGGGGAAAGGGCTTATGAAACGGCTGTTAGAGAAGGGAAATATAACAATATTACGGGAAATCTACGCAGTTCGTTAGGCTATGTGGTGGCTCAGGATGGAAAGATAATCAAAGAGGGAGGATTTAAGCAGATTCAGGGACGTGGAGAAAACTACGAAAAGGTATATTTCACCACCAAAGCGCGGAAAACAGTCCAGTTTTGGGCGCGAGGTAAGTCCGGCGATGGTAGTGATGGAAGCCGACAAGGTCTTGAATATGCGAGAAGCCTTGCCTGTAAATCGAAAGGTTTCACACTTATTGTCGTTGCCGGTATGGATTATGCAAGTTTTGTCAATAGCAAGGGATTACGTGTGATTGATGATGCAGAGATAACAGTAAGGACAATGCTACAATGATAGTTACAACAGACATACAGACTATACTTTATAAAGATGCCCAAAAACTGGGAATCAAGAAGGTGTATAAAGACGGAGCGGTTCCCGAAGGAGACGTGAAGTCCGAGCGAGTTGTTATTATCGTTAATTCGGTAGAGCCGGGCATCTATTGGAAAGCAGGATTTGTTCATGTGAATATCTGTATCCCTTATCTTGATCGTAAAGGGACAGCACCTCTTACAAGACTTAATGCTTTAGAAAGGTTGGCTGTCAAGGAATTAAATGCCACTTCTACTTACGACGGTACATCTTATACATACGAGGTCGATACGACAAGGATAGAAGAAAACAGGGATTTAAAATGTTTCTATGTAAATGTGAGAATATTATTTCAAGTATTAAATGTAAAAGAATAAGAATATGGCAGGAAGAACAGTATCCGTGATTGGAGTAAAGCAAATTCTTTATGGAGAGCCATTAGAAGCAGCTCCAACTTATGCAACACTTGAATCATTGTTTACTTCTTTCAAAGAAGTTCCCAATGTACATCAAGGTACATATGAGTTTACCGAAGAGGACGGTACAACAACAGAGTATAAGGACGAATTGACCGGACAGACATACCGATCATCTTTTGAAGCAGGATCAGTAAGTCTAAACTGGACGATTGGCGCCTATGACTTTGACACTAAGGCAGAATTGATGGGTGGTAAACCATTAGATGATAGCAAAGGCTGGGAAAGAGGAAACTCAGGGGAACAGCGTTATAAATGCGTTGTTGCTGTATCTAATGATAATGTAGCGATTATTTTCCCTAAAGCAAATGTTATCGGGCGCGGAGCGTCTACCGATGGAGCCGTTGGTTTAGCTATTTCAGCCATTCCTTTGAAGGTTTCAACTACCATTGCATCAGAATATCAGTTTGATGTTGAAGGCAAAACTTTAAAGGGAATTTAAAGTACCATTAATGAATCACAACAGAAAGGGGCAGGCGGATACATTCTGCCCGTCCCTTTCTTGCTTAATATGAATATCCAATGAACAAAGCAGCAAATTTAGTCGCTAACGCTATTTTAGGCGATGACCTCAAAGTCGTCATTTTGGGAAGTAAAGCATATACCATTCAGTCTCCTACAATAGCTGTTATATGTAAATCAATAAAATATCTGTCTTGTATAGATCGTACCACAACAGGTAAAGAAGAACTGAATAAAGCAAAAGAAGATTTGGAGAATCTGCTAAAGGGATTGTCTGTTTTCATTTTTGACGATCCGGATAAATATACGGAGATTCAAGATGCGACAATGAAGGAATTGAAAGAAGCACTTGAAACGGTTATAAATCTAATCTCCGCAGAGGATTTTTTCGTCTGTGCCGCCTTAGCCGAGAGCGTGGCAAGAATGGCGGCGATACCAAAGTAATAGGCAATGAGACGATGATGGGGCAAATTGCCACATTCATGGAAACTTTAAAGCTAACTTATAATGAGATAGTGTATCGTATCCCATATAGAAATCTATTATTAATGCAAAAGGATATTCTACACCAAGTCACAGGTGATCTGATTATCGAGCGAGACGGACGTTATTTATTGAACCGGACAAAGAAAGAGGGGTAATTTATGGCAAAACTTAGTTTTGATGTTTCTGCCAAATGGCAAGAAGTGCAAAAACTCAGAGAAGAGGTAGAAGCTCTGAAAACGGCTCTTAAAGACTTTAATGTTGCTGGTGACATGAAGGGTTTCGAAGAGTTAAATAAGAAATATCAGGAATCGACACAAAAACTGAAAGAATATGAGCAGCAGGTTCAAAATTATCAACGTATTATAGATCAGCTTAATGTATCTAATGGAGTAATGGAAGGCGCACGACAGATGGCATCGGAGCTTAATAATGCTACGGATGTATTTGTTGAACAACAGTTGAAAGTCAAAGCCTTAAATGAAGATGTCAAGAAACTAAATAAGTCTTATTTGGCATTGTCTGATATAGACAAGAGGGGGCAAAAGGGATCAAATATCTTGACTGAATTAAAGGAAATAACTCACCAATATACAATAGAAAATGAGGCTCTAAAAAAACTCAGAAAAGAATATTCCGACAATATAAAAATAGAAGGGGTGGCAGCGGATTCTCTTGTTTCCCTGAGAAAACAGTTGTCATTACTTAATGCAGAATATGATCGTCTGTCCGCTTCGGATAGAAAGGCTGCGATCGGAACCGATTTGCAAAAGCAGATACAGTCGTTGAATACCGAGATTAGTGCGGCAGAACAGGCTACCGGCCGATATCAAAGAAATGTAGGAAACTACGCTTCTGCCTGGAATGGTTTGGGAATGTCGGTACAACAAGTAGCGAGAGAATTGCCATCTTTAGCTATAGGATGGAATACTTTCTTTTTGGCCATATCAAACAACCTCCCTATGCTTGCAGACGAGTTAAAGAAAGCGTCGGCAGAATACAAGGCTTTTAAAGCGGCTGTTGCGGCCGGGAATAATGATGTAGCTAAAGTTGCGCCAGTATGGAAACAGTTAATTTCGTCTATTTTCAGTTGGCAAACAGCACTTGTTGTAGGTATTACTGTACTTTCGATGTATGGGAAAGATATTATTGAATGGACGAAGAATTTGTTTGGACTAAATAATGCAATAGATTCAGTTACAAAAACACAAAAAATATTAAACAGCTTACATTCAGATTCTGCAAGAAGTTCTGCGGAGGAGGTTGCTCAAGCCAAAATATTATATAAAATAACCCAAGATGCAACTCGAACAATTAATGAAAGAACAGCTGCTGCTAAAAAATTGCAAGAGTTATACCCAGATTATTTCGGAAATTTAAGAACTGAAATAATATTAATTGGCAATGCTAAAAACGCTTATGATGATCTATATAAAAGTTTGGAAGATGTCGCTTCTGCTAAAATTATATCAAATCAAATTTCTGAAAATGAGAATAAAATGGTGGATGCCATTAATAGGAGAAATGAAGCTCAAGCAAAACTTGTTGAATTGAACAAGGAATTAGAAAAACAGCAGAAAAGCAATGATATGTGGAATAGCAATGCCCCTGCAATTGCTGCCTTAACAGATCAAATAGGTTTATATACTAAAAAGCTCAATAATGCGAATGAGCAAATTAAAGCATTGAATGAATCAAATGATAAATTAATAGGGGCGTATAAGATAACATCTACACCTGAGACAGATATATTATTTAAAGACCTCTCAGCTATTGACACATATAAAGAAACTCTATCTAATCTGGATAAACAATTATCAATGTTCATCATAGATCAAGAAGAGTACAATAGAAGGGTAAATGAAGCTAAAGGAGAATTGATTGCTGCTGCTGATGCCGCAAATATAGGAGGATCTGCACTGGAGAAAATGCGAGATGAATATGTTGCGTTTAATAAGGCCTCTATCGGTAAGGAACAAACTGAAAAGCAGAAAAAAGAAGCAGAGAAACAAAAACAGGTTCAGGAAAGAATAAATAACGAACTATTAGAACTTCAACGTCGTAACGAGCAATCCCGGATTGATCTGATGGAGGAAGGTTCCGATAAGCGCATTGCCCAAATAGAGTATGATTACGATCGTGAAATAGAAGCTATCCGTAAAAAGGAAAAGGAATGGAGGGAGGCGCAAGGAGGAAAACTGACGCAAGAGCAGACTGTTGAAATAAAAACGGCCGTTACGCAGGCAAAAACTACCCGTATGCGTTCTACTCAAGAAGTGGAATATGAGCAGGTTGAAGCCCAGCGTAAGGCTATGAATGATTATTTGAAAGAATATGGTTCTTATCAGGAGAAGAAAATGGCTCTTGCAGTCGAATATGGTCAAAAGATCGCTAATGCTGAAACGGAAGGCGAAAAATTGATGCTTGGTAAGCAATGGGATAAAGAATTGCTTGATCTTGAAATTAAGACCAAAAATTCTTCAAATGCTATTATTGCTCTTTTTGGAGATATGCGCGATAAATCTTTGAAGGAGCTGCAAGAACTTGCTTCAAAAGGTCAGGAAGCACTTGATTTTATCAAAAATGGTAAATGGGACGCAACTGTTGGCTCAAAACTAGGTATAACAGAAGATGAATTTAGACGCTGGCAAGAAGCACCAGAAGCTATACGGCAGGCCGGTGAATCGCTAAGGGGAGTAAAAGATCAAGCAGAGACTTTACAGCCTGCATTTGATAAAGTAACACAAGGCTTAAAACGTTTTTTCGCCGCAGGGAATGATCCTAAGAAATTAACGGAATCATTGCAGCTTATAAATGAAGGTGTAAATGAGGTTACTTCTTCGGTCCAATTTTTGTCTAATACATTTGGCAAGCTGGGCGACTCGTTTGGTGGGGTATTTAGTGGCATAGCTGAAGGTTTGAATATCGCAATGGATGCTGTTAATTCGACAATGCAAGGAGTGCAAGCCGGAGCAATGTTTGGCCCCATTGGAGCCGCAGCCGGAGCAGCTATTGGCGTCGTTTCTTCTTTGGCTTCCGCTATCGCTAAAATTCATGATAAAAAGAATGAAAAGCGCATCCAGAAATTACAGGATCAGATTGATGTACTTGATGCATCATATGAAAAATTAGGCCGATCAATAGAAAAAGCCTATTCGACTGATGCTTCTCAACTGATAGATCAGCAAAATAAACTTCTTGAGCAACAAAAACTTCTTATTCAGCAACAAATCAAGGAAGAGCAAGACAAGAAAAAAACAGATGACAATCGTATAAAAGAGTGGCAGAAACAATTAGACGATATTAATGCTCAACTTGAAGAGAATAAGGAGAAAGCGATAGAGGCCATCACTGGGACAGATGTTATGTCCGCTATTGATGAGTTTGCTAAGGCCTATGCCGACGCATGGGCTACAGGAGAAAATGCCGCAGAATCATCCGCTAAAGCTGTTCAAACACTCATTAAAACCGCTATCATAGAGTTTTTAAAAAAGAAGCTGTCTCCTTCGGTTCAAGATTTCATGAAGCAGTTGGCCGACTATATGTCCGATGGTATCGTGTCGCCATGGGAAGAAGCCGAATTGAATAAGTTGAAGGAAAAGATGGACAAGGAGGCGCAAGAAATATTTGAAAATTCTGGCAAATGGCTAAAGGATGAAAGCAAATATGAGCAACAGGCAACAAGCGGAGGATTTGAAGTAATGTCTCAAGATTCAGCGAATGAATTGAATGGGCGATTTACGGCTTTGCAAATGATTGGGGAAGAAATTCTTTTGTATTTGCAGAGTTCTAACCAGATTGCAAATCTGCTGTATATAAGTGCAAGTATTGATTCGATAAATATAAGAATTGCGTCATTGTATGATATTGCAGATGAAACTCGCGTGATGATGGCTAATATATATATAGAATTGCAGCAAATTAGTGATAATACCGGAGATACGGTAAAGCAATTAAAAGAAGTAGTTTCCAAGTTGACAAAGATAGAAAACAATACAAATAATTTATAGTATGAAAGTTCATGATATAATGCAGAAAGCAATCTCTTTAGGTGCTTGTTGTGAGTCAGGAAAAGCTACAGACTGGAAAAGTTTGTGTTGGCTTTTCTTTTCCCCACAAGGCCGGGAGTTTTGCGAACATAACAACTATCCACCCCTAGAATCATTTAGGGGGATGGCCAAGAATGTGAAACCGTTTGGGGTTTATGTGGATTGTGGATATATTGAACTCTGCAATAAACCGAATGTTGCAGTAGTAGGAAATACCATTGCGAGCTTGTCTTATGATGATAATACAAAGGTTCATAAGGTAATGCTTATGCACGGGGGAAAGGCTAAAATAGAAGCAACTAACTATTCCGTGATATTAGTTGTAAATATCGGAGGATGTGAAGTCGATATTATAAATGACGGAACTGCAAAAATATTATAGATTATGTTGGGAGACTTATTTATAAACAGTAATGATGCTTGGGGAACATATAGGGTTGCTATGGGGGAAAGCTTTATTCAGAACCTTCTTACTCCTGCCGGCAATAAGGATTTTATAGAAAGCGAAAGCCGCCTTGAAAACGGGAAGATGGTAATATATAACAATCCTAAAATTTCAAGTCGTGATGTGACATTGACATTTAATATTCACGGCGATACTCCCGAAGAATATTTGTCCAATTATGCAAAGTTTGTTTCGGAACTTCAAAGAGGGAAAGTTATAGTTCGGGTTCCGGCTATTGGTATATCCTTTACCCTTGTGTATAAAAAATCTACAAGTTTTGCCCTTGATCGGTCACGTATGAACAGCCGGTTGTCCGTTAAGTTTGAAGAGCCTAATCCTGATGATAGAGATTAATTCACGACAATAAAATGATTGTCGTATTTAGGAAGTTCAGAAAATTGGACTTCCTTTTTTTATCCCTGAACTTTGAACATATGATTGATATAAGGGACATATCAGACAGAATCAAGTTGTCAGTATCAATAGGATCGAGTTCATTGCATCGATTTGAGCTGATGAAAGAGGATTATATTAGTATTGTATTCTCTTTAGAAACTCCGGTACGATTGGAGATAGGAGACAATGTTGATTATGAAGGCTCGCTTTATTATATAACAGATAAAGTATACCCAACATTTAATACTTCTAACGGTGGATATGATTATACACTCAGGCTGGAATCACATTATTATCGATGGAAGAATCATATACTTTTTTATGATCGACAAGGAAATAAAGAAGCATCTTGGAGTCTTACCCGTTCCCCGGAAGCGCATTTGAGCATTGTCGTTTCCAATCTCCGTGCAATAGGATTTACTTTTAAAGGCAAGGAATATCAAGCTATAGTGGATAGCACTGTTGATCCTGTAGCTAAATTGGTGCAGTATAACAACACAAACATCATAGATGCTCTGACAAAAATAGCGGAGGCATGGGAATGTGAATGGTGGGTTGATGGGGATAAAATATATCTTGGACATTTGGAACATGGGGAACCTGTAAACTTGGAAATAGGGAAGGAAATATCTTCAATGTCAAGGAGCCAGAGTCAGGATATTTTTGCAACAAGACTATATGCTTTTGGATCGTCTCGAAACATTCCATCTGACTATCGGAAGGGAGAAACGGGGGCAGTCGTCGAGGGTGTCGTCCAAAAAAGACTGATGCTTCCTGCTGCGACTCCGTATGTGGATGTTATCGAAGGCTTGGAGGAAGAGCAGGTTGTTGAAGCGGTCATTATCTTTGAGGACATCTATCCTCGTGTGACCGGAACGATAACTGAAGTAATTCCTAAGGAAATCACGGATGAGGATGATTCTGGCGATCCTATCACATTCACTGTATATCGGTTCAAGGATGCGAATTTGACATTTAAAAAAGAATATATTCTTCCCGGACAGGACTTGCACGTCATATTTCAGACCGGTCCCCTTTCGGGAATGGATTTTGCTTTGGAATTCAACCCGGAAAGATTGCCGGAAGATAACCCGGAAGCGCAAGTGTTTGAAATAGTACGCAATGATACTTATGGACAGACTTTGCCAGAAAGCCCACTTATTCCAGGTATAGGGAATAAATATATCTTGTACAATTTTGATACCCGTTATGTAAATGACGCTCTAATTCCACAGGCTGAACAGGAACTTTTGGAAAGAACGATTGCATATAAGGACAAGGTCGTTTCTGATCCTTCGACATATACATGCAGTCTTAATTCTTATCGGGTTTCCGGTTATGATGAAAACAATGGGTTGTTAAATCCAGAAAAAGAAATCAACCTGTTGCCAGGGCAAAAAGTAAACCTTATAAATAAGGCGTATTTTGAGAACGGTCGTATCTCTCGTGTAATCGGCTTTGAGAAGAAGTTGGATATCCCCTACGATTCCCCTGTATACACAATCGGGGAAAGTGCAGCCTATTCCCGATTAGGGGAACTGGAACAAAAGTTAGATAATATTCAGTTTAAAGGGAATACTTATGTGAATCAAGGTGGCGGCTTTGGTGTTTATATCGTGAAAAAGGATGATGCTACTGCTGCTTCAGATGAAAATGTATTTTCAGCACTGCGTACACTATATGAGATAAATAAGGCTTATGTAGACATAAGTGATATGTATCTTCGCAAAGATATCGACGATACCGCCCACGGGAATATACTTTTTGACAAGAAGATCGGCTCTTCCATTTTCATAGACGGCTGGGAAGGTAAAGGCTGGGAGATCCAGAGTACGGGCGCCGCCATATTGGACTCGCTTCGTGTGAGGAGTGATATCTATGTAGGGGGCAATACCGGATCGCCAACTTTTGCATCCGGTTTTACCGGTTGGGGATGGCAGATAGACACACCGACGGCCACTGGGGAAATGGATAATCTCTTTATTCGAAAAACATTCACAGCTTACGAGATTGTCTATTCCCAGATTTACGGTTTAGGAGGTAGCCAGATTGTTTCTGATATCAACAAAATAGCCAGAGTAGAAGTGATGTCTGACCGTTATCGCTGCTATATGGACGATATGGATGGTCTTATGCTTATGAACCTGCGTAAGGGTGACGGTGTCAGAATACAGACACGGACGGGAACGACCAGTATCAAGTATCTTTTCGGACGTTGTATAGGGGTGGACAGTGACTATTTTGATATAGCTATTCCTCTGATAGAAGGGACAGGGCAACCGGAAGCCGGAGATTTTGCCCTTCGTTGGGGTAACAATGAAGATACGGACCGGCAGGGATTAATATATCTAACAACGGCCGATAGCGGTGCTCCATTTATCGATGTGTACGATGGTATTACTGATGCCAGCACCGAAGGCAAGTTGAAAGCCCGTATTGGACACCTGACAGGAATCAGGACACAGAGAGGCGATCAGTTGTCTGGTTATGGGGCTTATTTGAACGGGATATACGTTGAAAACTCGACATTCATTCTTCAAAACGGAGATACCATTGAGCAGACTTTTATTGCCATGAACGGCAAGTTTGAAAGCCTTATTGATAGTATCCGTAACGACATATCCGCCGAAGGAGGTAACATCCTTGTAAACTCTTCTTTCAGCCAGAATACAAACTATTGGAGAGCCGCAAATAACGTTCATTTTATCAACGTAGGTGGAGAATATCTTTGGCTGGATGGTAGCTTCTATGTAGAAAAGGATCAAGTTGCCGATATTTATAATGACAACGGTCAAAACGTTCTGCGAATAAGGAACACGTATATCCTTCAGCAGAATGCTATAATGAATATCCCGGATCACACGGAAGAAGAGGAAAAAACGTATTCTTTCTCTTTGTTCTATAAGGTGCTCCGTCCCGGTTCTTGCGGTTTCGGTATTCCGGGGACCGAGTTGTATCATGAAGAGCAGCTATCGGAAAGCGACAGCTATCAAAAGCTGTCTAAGGTCGGGAAATGGAACGGGAAAGGTGATTTTGAACTGAGATTCACCGGTGAGATACTTATTTATGGTGTAGGGCTGTTTTCTGATGAGATAGCGGATGCTATTGTCAAGTTGCAGACACAGATAGACCAGACAGACGAATACATCAAACTGTTGGCGACAAAAGATTATGTAGATAATGAGACGGGAGAAATCTATGTGCACTTTGACAGTCAGTTGCAGATTACCGCAGAACAGATGTCCGGTATATCTACAAAGGTGGATAATATCAACAATACGATAGAAAGTGCCGGGTGGATCACGCAGGCGGATGGTGTTACTTTGTTTGCAAAGAAGGAAATGGAAAGCGGAAAGGCTATTGTCAATGCGATCAATGTCGGAACTGGTGGTATCTTGATTCAGGCAAACAGAATCAATCTTGTTGGGGCTGTTTCGTTTACTATGCTTTCTGATTATACGGATGTCAACTCTCGTATAAATGGAAAAGTAGATGAATCCGACTTGGGCACATTGGCTTATGCTAGTTCAATCTCTAAAAATAATTTTGCGTCCTCATTGTTACAGGAATTTAATGGCAAAGCGAACAGTTCGTCTTTAAAGGCTCTAGCTTATTTAGATAAGGTTGAACAAGCACAATTAGGATCAACGATTATATCTGGTGGTCATATCATCACATCACTGATTGATACCGATAGTATATATGCAAATCAAGCCTATATTGGAAATTTTACTATAACAGCTGATAAATGGTTAAAGTGCGAAGCTGATCTTGATGGAAGCATAGGATACATTGTAATGAAGGGTACTAATACCGAAGTTTCTTTTGGGCAAGACTTAATTCCATCGTCAACTGGTGGCGCATTCACTCTTACTGCTTATATCAAAAATAGTAAAAGTAATTATTTACATTACGACGGTCTACTTAAATGGGACCCGACAGGGAATAAAAACATTGGTTTGCAAATTGTCGCGGATAATTGCGATTATCCAGTAGCTATATACAGTCAAGGCTTTAATTCATTCACAGGAGGATTGTCCGTTGTCACATTTATGCCTTCTGTTGGAAATAGTTGGAATAGTAGCGAACTTAGGTATAAAGACATCTTTGTTATTCAGGCTAATAGAGATAGTTATTTGATCTTACCAACACTAGCGCAATTGCAAGCTGTTTTTTCAAAAAACGATTACTATTCAAACGGTCTAGCTTTTTCCTATCAGGCGGTTATCAAGTTTACTTTTATTCTTACAAGATATAGTTCAAAAGTTTATTTTAGAGGTGTATCGGGTATTCCCATAATAGGTACAGCCGGTTCGATATATGGCAGTGGTAATTATGCTTATGGGCAATACGAAGCAACTCCTGGAACTATAGTGACTTTCTATTATTTCAACAACAATTATTATATAGACAGTAACGCATTTTAATAACATAAAATAAATCATTATGAAACAAGTAAATTTCAAAGAGTTAAATGTAGAATATGGTGTAGATAAGTTTCAGAAGGCTGATTTGACACATGAAATTGGAGATGCGATAATCAAGAGCGCAGAATCCGTTCCGATGTATGATCTGGCACATATCATCTACCATTCAACGGGGGCAGTAGAAATATCAGATAATGACTATCAACAGATGATGAAAATAATCTGTACGTCGTTTAAAATCATTATAGCAAAGGCTGTTGAAGCCGGAACGACAGAAGTGGAAACTAAAGATAAGGAGGAATAAGTTATGGCACTCGAACAAGTATCATCAGTGGTCAAGAGCACATACCTGAACAATGTGGCAGGTTACGAAGTACAGTACAATATCACACAGGATGAAGGGGAAAACGTAAAGTCGGTAACGGGTACAGTCAAGAAGGCAGATGTTCGTTTCGGCTACATAATCATCAATGCAGACGGGACCAAGAATATATCATTTGACAAGTCTATACCGGATGCAGATAGCGAGGCTATATATACAGCGTCATTGGCGGATGCAAAATCAATTTTTGAACAGAGGAATAAAATAGATTAACACCTATGGCAGCAGGAGATATCATATTATCAGACGGGACAACGATCACGCCGGAAGACTTGCAGAAGATTGCGGCAGCGATGGAGGATTTGATTGCGTCTACGGCGAAAGATCCGGGGCAGTACGAAGAGGTAAGTTCACTTACCGGTGTGTCCTCTCTTCCCGCCTTTCAGGTATTGGGTAGCACATATAAGCTTGTACGTGTTGCTCTGTCTGTCTTGAAGGGTGTAGATGGACGTGAAGTATTCTTGCAGGTAAATCAGGATAAAACCTATATCCAATGGCGTTATACGGACGGTAATTGGCAGAATCTTGTCGCTTTGTCCGATCTGAAAGGTACTGCCGGTGATACTCCTGTTTTTCGTACTGGTAGCACAGGCATTGAATGGAAGTACACCAGTGAAGAAGATACAGCTTATCGTGTACTTGTCTCTTACGATGATTTGAAGTTGAAGTTTTCCGATCTAACGCCGGAACAGAAAGACGAGCTGAAATTGCATTTTTCTGATTTGACGGAAGAAGATAAGGCAGAATTGAAGGGTGAAAAGGGTGATATTGGTCCGCAAGGTCTTAGAGGAGAACAAGGGATTCAAGGAGAAACAGGCCCGCAGGGACCTATTGGCGAAACTGGTCCACAAGGCCCTGTTGGGCCTAAAGGCGAGCAGGGAGTAAAAGGCGATAAAGGAGATACGGGAAGTGGTTTTAAGGTACTTGGATATTTTAGCACGCAGGAAGAATTAGAGTCTGGAATAGTTTCCCCACAAGCTGGTGATGCTTATGGCGTTGGTAAAGGTGCTCCGTACGACATTTATATTTATGATGCAATCAATTCCGTGTGGAAAAACAATGGTCCGCTTCAAGGTGCTCAGGGTCCAAAAGGCGACAAAGGTGATACCGGTCCTCAAGGACCTCAAGGTGAAAGAGGTGATATAGGTCCTCAAGGTTTGCAGGGTATTCAAGGCGATCCTGGCCCTCAAGGTCCTACGGGAGAACAGGGCCCGAAAGGCGATAAAGGAGATCGAGGTCCAGAAGGTCCGCAAGGCCCAGCAGGAGAAGATGCGGCTATTACGGTAGATGCTCCAAAGGACGGAAAAACCTACGGGCGTAACAATGGGGCGTGGTCGGAGATAGTGGCGAGCAATCAGTATCTGGATGTTGCAACTTTATTCCCAGAGGAGAATGGTACATTGTCAGATGAAAATTATCAAAAGGTAGTTGATGCAGTAAATAAAGGAATAACAACAGCAAGAATTGAGACTAACCCTGATGGATTTGGCCCGATAACAATTAATAATTCTACTGAAATATATGGTATTACAACAAATATTTTAGCGGTAGACCCCAGTGATCGTTCTATATGGTTGACAATAATAGCCATAATTATTAATAAGAGTGACAAGACCTATACTTTGGTATCTAATCGACAAAGTTTACAAAATACTGGCTCCGGTACAAAATACCTCTCCGACAACGGTGAATACCTCACTCCCCCTACCGCCACCTCCGCCACAGCGGGGTATATGTCGGCGGAGGACAAGAAGAGGGTGGATGATATAGTAAATTTCGGCACAGGGAGTAATGCTGTCACCACTCTTGTGAATATACCGACAAGCAAGAGGTTGGTTAAGGCTACCCTATCCTCCGCTTCAAACCTGTCGATAAATGAGTCTGCAAGGGCATTGAATGTAGGCGAAGAGATATATCTTGATTGTAATCCTACCGCTTCTTTTACGCAGCCCATCCCTACTACTGGCAGTTTTAGATCAATGTCCGGTAGTTCTATTACCACTACTTCCGGCGTGCCTTTCGAGATGTCCATTTTGAAGATCGCTACGAGTGGTGTCATGTATTCAATAACCGTTAAAGAGAAGGATTGATATGTTGAGAAGAAGGACGATAGGAAGTAAGAAGTTAGTATTCTTTCAGAAGCGGTTTTATCCGGCAGGAAATTACACATGGACGGTTCCACCTGGATGTAGGGAGGTTGATGTGTTTCTTGTCGGAGGAGGGGGTGCAGGACATAATGGAAGCGGTGGAGGTGGCGGCTATACTAAAACCTTCAAAAAAGATACATCCGGATGGAGAGACGGTGATGCTATCTCTGTTGCACCGGGTCAGTCAATTCCGATAACAGTTGGGAAAGGAGGAATTGGAGGGTATTCTGAAGTTGCCCCCAACGGTGGATACTCTCAATTCTTAAATTCAAGTTATAGAGCTAATGGCGGAAATGGTGCGGGTAATGGTTATCCAGGCGGAAGTGATGCCGGAGCATATACTGGTGGCAACGGCGGAAGTGGCGGAGCAGGAGATGATTCAGATACGGCTAAAGCGGGTTCTGATGGATCTAACGGAATCGGCAGCCGCAATGAAAATGGCTCTCTCTATCCAGCTGGTTCCCTATATGGCGGAGGAAAGGGTCAAAGGCATACAACCCGCGATTTTGGCGAACCTACTGGGAAACGAAATGCCGGAGGTGGTGGTTCAGACAGAAATATAAATGGGGGCATGGGTGGAGAATCCGATTACGACAAAGGATGCGGAACTGGAAATGGCAATAGAAAAAGTGGCGGTTACGGTGGTGGCGGTTGTGGTACTTACGGTAACGGCGGTGA